TATGGTAGTATTGGTCTGGGTCTGGGTCTTCTGGGTCTTCACTGGAAAACCAATTGCTTAAGTCGTTAGAACTGTTAGCGACAATCCCTAAACTGTGCGCTAATTTGATTAGATTATCCAAGCCTATTTCCGATATTTCTTGCCAGTAATCCTCAGAAGAATAATCAGATTCGTAGTGAGTACCCTTGAAATAATACCCTTGTTCCAAATATCCCCAATCGAATGCTGACTCTGGTGTAACATACTGATAGACGATTCTAAATTGAGACATAATCGGTTTCCTTTTTGGTTGGTTGTTACTATTATAGCAGTTTTTTTCTAGACTGTCAAGGGTTAACTTGGTTAAATTTTGGTTAACCCTGAGTTGAGTTTAGTCTAAGGAATCTTCATCCTCATCTTCATCTTCATCCTGCTGGTCGGTTATTTCACGGGCTATTTCCTCACAGGCATACCAGACCTCTAACATATCAGCCCGTTTAAAATTTAAATCTTCCGTATGGGCTTAGATAGAACTCTGTAATATCCTCTTGGTTAGGTGGGAATGCCTCTACCCATTCACTTATAGCATCTATCAATAAATCTCGGTCGCCTGTCATTCGGGATAAATTCTGATAGAATACTTTGTCATCCCAGTAGAACAAGTGTACGTCTCCCAGTGGGTTTTCTAAGTCGGAAATTTCTAATCCATCTTCCGCTAGTAACTGCTCACAGGTTCGGATTTGAGCAAAGATTTCTTGTAATTCACTGGTTGACAGTGTTTCTAGATACGAGAGGTAAGTAAACATAATCGGTTTCCTTGTAATGTCACTATTACAGCAGTTTTTTTCGGGACTGTCAAGGGTTAACTTGGTTAAATTTTGGTTAACCCTGAGTTAAGGTTAGTCTAAGGAATCTTCATCTTCATCCTCATATTCATCTTCATCCTCATATTCATCTTCATCCTGCTGGTCGGTTATTTCACGGGCTATTTCCTCACAGGCATACCAGACCATGAGGTTATAAAACGAATCTAGACTTTCTAACATATCAGCCCGGCTAAAAGAGGAAATCATTTTAGCCACGTTGGTATAGCCCAATTGTTTCGCTTGTTCAACTGCATATTTCCAGATTGAAACCCCGTACTTTTCCCATAACTTAACACAGTCCGATGTATAGGATATATAGGGAAAACCCATGTCTGCTCCGTAACTTGCAATATCTTTAGCATACTCGTAAAGATTTTCCTCAAACCATTCTTTAAATTCTCTCATTTTTTTTTCCTCGTTGGTTGGTATGTGTCCATTATGGCATTTTTTCGGGGGTCTGTCAAGGGTTAACTTGGTTAAATTTTGGTTAACCCTTGATTAAGTTTTAGCACTTAAATGTTCCGTAGGGTGTTAAAAAGAACTCGGCAGAACCCTTTCGGTTAGGTGGAAATGCCTCTACCCAATCACTTATAGCATCTATCAAAAAATCTCGGTCGTCTTCCATTGTGGATAAATTCTGATAGAATATTTTTTCATCGTAGTACAAGTCGTCCCCCAGTGGGTTTTCTAAGTCGGAAATTTCTAATCCATCTTCTGCTAGTAATTGCTCACAAGTTAAGTTTTCAGCAAAGATTTCTTGTAATTTACTGGTTGACAGTGTTTCTAGATACCGGAGGTAAGTAGTCATAATCGGTTTCCTTTTTGGTTGGTTGTTACTATTATGGCATTGTTTAAGGGGTAAAGTCTAGTGGACAGTTAAGGAACTGTCACACTCCCTACTTAACTAGGTTAAGTTTATGCAGGTCTTTTATAGCCGTTTTGAAGCGGTGTGTCAAGGGCTAACCTGATTAAGTCTATGTGTGTTTTTCTGGTTTCTAGGAACTCCCGACGGTTTCGGGTTATTACCTTGAGTTGATAGCCGTATTGTTTTTCTAGGACTTCCTTATCCCAAGCATATTCATCGGGACTTGCCGGTACAGTATCGCTAATGACCCAATGGGGGTCACATGAACCATGCCCTCCTACATATACCCATGATAGACATTCATAAGGGTTATCCGTACTGACGATTTCTGGAAAAATGGCGATAATACTATTTGAGTATTTTACCCATTTACGGAAGATTACTTTTGTCGGGGAGTTGTCAGTAGTCATAATGTTTCCTCTTTGGTTGGTATGTTACTATTATGGCATTGTCTAAGGGTAAAGTCTAGTGGACAGTTAAGGAACTGTCACACTCCCTACTTAACTAGGTTGGATTGAGTTTAACTTAGTTGAACTCTATTCTAAGTAAATCCATCCACGAATGGCCATAGAGTCGCACTCACCAAAATTTTTTGAAGCTTCAGAAAGTCGGTCTAAGACCGCCTTATCACAACCTTTCTCATCCCAGAACCCAGAACCATAACGATTACGGTTTAGATAGAAGTTATGACCAACGTGGTCTTCGCTAAACCCAGACTCTAGAAAGATATTAATATCCTCTTGGTTTTCGCTTACGAATCGTTCTACATCATCCCGTGCGGACAGTAGTGATTTTTTGGTGAAACCGTGACCCATTTTAGGGAAATCCTCTCCATTTTCCCCCTGACAACACCATTCTGCGGCCGTTAAATAACCACTTATAAAGGGGGAAACATCATCAGGGACGTGGTTAGGGTTAAATTGGGGCATATTTTTGGCTCCTGTGCTTGGTTTTAAGGGTTTAAGTCTGTGTGTCAAGATTAAATTTCTTGCCAGAGTAGGTTTTTTTGCAATCATTACACTGGAACACGGAGTAAGGTTTTCCGTTTACATCCTTTTTAGTGGCTCGTTTCCGAACATTAAATGAACCGCAATGGGGGCATCGTTTTCCGACTAGGTATTCATAAAAACCTTTAGATTTTTTTAACCATTGTTCATCGGAAATAATTCCTTCTCCCCAATCTGATAAATCGGGCAAAATTTTGGACAGAATTGGTAATCTTGAATGAGTCATACGTTTTAATTGGTAAGGGTTAAATGGGGTTAGATTGGGTTAGGAAGATTCACTACTTGTCAAGGGTTAACTAGGTTAAATTTTGGTTAACCCTTGATTAAGGTTAGGACAGGGTTAATTCTAATTGGATACCGTCTTCCCAACGAGTAACATTAGTGCATCAAGTAAATCCGACCGTTGTGGTGTGCTTAAATCTTCAAATCCGAAACTACCATGTAAACCCTGATATACTTCACATATACTAACTGTTTCATCGTTTAGATAGTCTAAGAATGGATTTATGACCTTTAGTAAGTCTTCTGGGGATACCAATAGGTCTATTTCATGACGATACTTATAGGCTATTTTGTCCTCTAATTCTGGTAATATCTCCAAAATTTCCTTAGCACACTCCTTACATCCTGTCTCGTTCCAATATTCCATCCATTTTTCATTTAGTATTTCACCGTACACTTGTTCGTCTAGCAGGTAATAAACGGTCTTTGTCTTCTCAATAAGGTTGTCAATCTCTTCCACTAGGGGACTATCCTTTTTTAACAGGATGGCTGTAAACCGTCCGAAAAACCCACGAAAACTAGCTTCTATACAGTCCTCATTGTTAATAAAACGGGATAGCACTCGATAGTTCGCCATATCCATTAAATCCGACGCATCGGACTGTGAATAGACAACATAATATCCTTCGTAGTTTATGCCAAAGAAGTTATCTTGGCATAATTTCAGGTGTTTCGCTTTCATTTTTTCCTTCCTTGATTGGTTTAGATTGGTTTAGATTGGGTTAGATAGGGTTAGATTGGGTTAGATAGGGTTAGATAGGGTTAGATTGGGCTAGTAGGTATGAAATCCCTTGCTATCGAAGCAAAATAACTCCATATAAGTTCGAGAAATTTTAGAATGAACAAAAGCCTTAATCTTTATTTGATTTTCTGGCATCCAAGCTTCTAAAGTAGTATAATATGACTTTAAGAAGCTTTTTAGTTGTGCATTATTCTTGACTTCTAAATCAAAGCTTAATCGATTTTGAATCTCGCCAGTTGTACCCTTAATTAAGCGATTTTCAGAGTTGCGAACTTCAAAACAAATAACAAATTTTTCCGACATTTTGCCCTCTTTTGTGTTTCTACTGTTTACCGATAACTGATAACTGATGACTGATAATTAATCCTCTAATTCCCAATCTACATAATCGAGATTATCACGCCAGTCAAGCAGATTGGGCATCTCATTCTCATCCCCAAAACTAAGCGTGATAGCCGGGTAGATGTTTTCAAGCAATTCTAAGGCTTGTTTTTTGCTAGAAGCGGGCAAGGTTACTTCCAATTCAATGCGAAGTATTCCAGTAAATTCTTTAAGTTTTGTCATTGTTTCCTCGTTGGTATCCATTATGGCATTTTTCATCTGGTCTGTCAAGTCTTTTTGGAGTGGACAGTTTAGGAAGTGTCCACTGTCTAAGCCCTTAGTTACGGGTTATATTAGTAATCCCCGTAGAAATGCCATTTCCAGAATTTATACTTACTATCAGGGTCTGTCCAGTCTATAACTACATTCTCCGACTCAAATTCCAAGTCTGCCATAAAGTCAGTTGGAATTACATAAAAATCACTAGCATTATATATTAACCATGCTTTAACAACTTCCTTTACTTCATGTCCTTCTTTAACTTTTTCCTCAATTACCCTTAATTGATGGCTTTCTAGGGTAATTTCTTGACAATGTTCTTTATTGTACCATCTGATTAAGCTTTTAACTACTGTGGACTTCATTGGTTTCCTGTTTGTTTTGGTTTATGTGTCCATTATGGCATTTTTTACCTGTCCTGTCAACCTTTTTGGGGGTGGACAGTTTAGGAACTGTCCATTGTCTAAGCCCTTAGTTACGGGTTATATTAGTCTTCATCGGAGAAACAATCCCAGAATTTATATTCACTTTCAGGGTCTGTCCAGTCTATAACTACATTCTCCGACTCAAATTCCAAGTCTGCCATAAAGTCAGTTGGCATTCCCTGAAAATCCCCAGTATTATATAGTAACCATTCCTCTATTCCTTCTTTAACATCTCCATTCTGTTTTATTTTTTCCTCAATGCCATCTAATTGATAGCTGTCTAGGAAAATCTCTTGACACTGTTCTTGACCGTACCAACCGTACCCGATTAGTCTTACGAAGCTTTTAACTACTGTGTACTTCATTTTCGCTTTCCTCGTTGGTTTGTTTCGCTTTCCTCGTTGGTTTGTTTCGGTTTATGTGTCCATTATGGCATTTTTCCTAACCCTTGTCAACCTTTTTGGGAGTGGACAGTTTAGGAAGTGTCCACTAGGGGTTGAATTGGGGATAACTGTCTCTCAAACGGCCCCTGTACTCTTGACAGTATTCACTAAAGTCAAAACTGTTACTTCCCATATAGATTGTATGCACCAATTGAGTACCGTGCAAATGGTACACCCTGCGACTGAAAAATCCTACTCCCCGTTCTATATATCGGGGGAAAATTTCCCCATTGGGTTTAGGGAGATTACCTATAAATATTTTGCTCTCGTCCACTTGTTTGACTCCTGTTTTTCGGCTTATGTGTCTATTATGGCATTGTTCATCTGGTCTGTCAAGTCTTTTTGGAGTGGACAGTTTAGGAAGTGTCCACTAGGGGTTTTACTAGGGATACTTCACATTTATAGGGAATGTTATATTCCCATAACAGCCTATTCGTACCCGTCGTTTACTGAAATGTCGTTCACCCTTTTCTGCATAGAAAAGGAAGATTTCACCACTTCCAAATTTGTACACCCGTTTAGTGCAATGTCTTACACCTTGTTCTATATAGAACAGGTAGTTTCTACCTTTTCTATTCCCAATAAATACTTTGTTTTGATTGGTTCCCACTTGTTTGACTCCTGTTTTTATTTCGATGTCACTACTATAGCAGTGTTTTCTATGGTAGTGCAACCCCTAGTGGACACTTTGATAATTGGCACACTGGATAATATTCACCCCTCTTCCCTATGTTTAGTACAAGTGTACCAAAGGATGGGCTTCATCGGCTGACGTGAAAGCCTTATTTGTACTTGCAATTCATTTACCACAGGTTAAGATTTGGTTATGGTTGGCGGGAAAGCCTTATTCGTGCCTGCAATACTATTACACTTAACCCAGTCTTAACCTCTCTTAACCTCTCTTAACCCAGTCTTAACCCAGTCTTAACCCATCTTCCCTATGTCTAGTACAAGTGTACCAAAGGGTGGGCTTCATCGGCTGACGTGAGACTCAGATTTGTGCCTGCAATGTTTTTTACGCCCTAAACTCCCCTTTAACCCTTGGTCTAGTACACTTGTACTAGGGGTGGAAGAGGTGTACGCCCAAACTATATTGGACAAGATAATTATTCCTAGCTAGGATAGAAAATATGGCTTTAACTTTTGCCCCCCCAGTCCCCGCAAGTGGACATTATCAACTAGACCCTTTATATGTTAACTCTGGTGTTGACATCGTTCGTGCTTCTTACGGTTATGATTTGAATGGTACTGCTAATGCTGACCAATTACTTCAACGTCAAGCCATCATTGCTCTTTTAGAGTTTGCTATCGAAGATACCGCTTTCGTTAATGCTATTCAGGCAATTGCCGCTACTGTTGGTGTTACTACCCCTGCTTCCTTCGTTTCGGCGATGGTTACTAAATTAACTGCTTAATCCGCCCTAATCTGGGTCTGATTCAGCCTTACCAAGCCCCCCAGTCATGGGTGGGTATTTTTTTGTACCTATTCCCCTTATTGCAAGCATATTATTATTAAGTCCCAAACCCCTTTCCATAATGGTTTTTTTATTGCTTTTAGCTTCTTTAATGGTCTTTGCCATTACTATTGTAGCCATTGTTGGTTTACTGTTGGCTTACCGTCAACCTCCTGAACCTCAACGCTTTGATGATTTATCCGATTTCGATTTATTAGACCCTAGGGAATTTGCTGACCGTAATTAAACCGTCAACAACCACACATTTTTGTTGTGTTCTAATGGGTGATAAGGGGTCATCCTTTTGGGTGATGGGTGTGGATAACTTTAACCCCCTTGAACAGTACAAATGAACTAATATATAACTGTATAGTTATATAATTATATGGTCAAAAAGTGCTTTTTGTGTGGCTGAAATCAGCCCCTAACCCTAAACCTTCCTAATTTCGCCTCCAAAATGATGTATAATGATGTATATCAAACTCCTGGTCGGTATTGGTTTTCTCTGGTCAACCTAAAGGATTGTGAGACAATTATGAAAAAGAGTTATGGTGGATTTTACCATTATTTGGGGTTGAGGGGGAAAAAGAGTTATGGTGAATTTCACCATTATTATCTTAGGTGGAAAAAGAGTTATGGTAATTTTTACCATTATTATCTTGGGTTGGGGGGGGGTGGGGATTTGTTGAGAAATGTTTCTTCGGTTAAAGCTCTTTGAGTGTCTTATCATACCTAAGATTGGCTCAGGGTCAGCCTTTTAGACTATACGCCCAATCCAGAAATTGGATTCTAAAACTATTTATAGAGGGATATGAGAAAGAAAGACGTTAGAATGAGCAAAGAGGTCGTGGAACAAACCAAAAAATTGTTCCAAATCTATAAACTGGGAGGGGTGTCTGTTAGGACTTTAGCAGAACGGTTCGATATTCCCTGGACTACTTTAAGAGATAGATTTCGTTCCCAATATGGAAAACAGTATACCAAACATAGAGCAGATGAAGGGACTGTCCATGCTGTGATTAAAGAACATTTAAGTCGTCTAGAAGGTATTCACTTACGCAGGGCGGCTGAATGGTATCGGAAGAATCAAGCAGAACTCCTAATGCAAGCTCTTGAAGACCAAATGAATCCAGGGCAACGACCTAAAGTATATACCGAACGTCGTATGGATTCTGATACCAAAGCTATGTGTCGTTTGAACCATGATATAGGGTCTTCTCCTTATTTATCCGATGGTAGGTATGAACCTAAAATCGATGGTGAAGATTCAGACGAACCTTTACCCTCAGACTTTTGGGATTAATTGGGTCTAACGGGGTCTGACCCATCCTCAACCCTACCTGACCCATCCTGACCCCTTTGGAAGGGGTTTTTTAT